CACCCGCTGGATCGACACATTGAATTTCTATGGTGATCGTTGCGATGCAGACCAGGCTTTGAGCTGGCCACGCAACAATTACCACGTTGATCGCGTTGAATTAACTTGCAGTGTCATTCCAGCGGACATTAAGTACGCTACTTATGAATTGGCGCGTGCATTAGCAAATGACACGGACTCGATTACAGGGACTACCGGCGATACGGGGTTATACGAAGCCGTCAAGCTTGGAGAACTCGAAGTCAAGTACAACACTTCTAGCCAAGCTACTGGAACTGTCAATAACGTATTCGACGTTTACCCTTGGCTGCAGTCTTATCTTGGTGCTTATTGTCTTGGAGGTTCTGGCTCTTACCAAGTTCGTACTGTGAGGGGTTGAGATGCCAGGAGCACTAGACAGTTTATTCAAAAACGTTGCCAAATCAGTTGTCGCTGATCTGGGCAAATCTCTTGACACGACAATCACTTACACCCGTAAGGTATCGCCAACGTATAACACCAGCACTGGTACGTTAACGACGACAGACACCTCTTACTCTTTTGACGCACCAATCGAATTTGTCGATTCTGAAGAAGAAGAGGGTCGCGAAGAGCGCAAAGCACGTTTATACATTACCCCCGATCAGATTGGGGACAACCAGCCCACTTTTGAGGACGAAGTAAGCCTTAAGTATGCGGGTTCCAATCGTGCTGCTCAGATTACTGATGTTCGCAGTTACAAGGGCGGGCAAGAATACCTGTTCGTTTTATTGGTGCGTTTCTAATGGCCAAAAGTCTTGATCAACAAATTAAGAACGAAGTCGAAGCCTATCTTGAGCAAAGTTATAACAGGTTGATAGCTACGATTATGCGTCGATTAGCAACCAAAAAACGTAGTCCGGTCTATACAGGATTTTTTGCGTCTAGCTGGAAAGCTCATACTTCTCCTGTTGAAGCTGTTGATAAGGTAGAAGATTTTTCTCCTTGGTCTGGCATAAAAGAGCGTAAAAGAAAGGATAAGAGCAATAAGGAATACAAAATCGACCCAAGATTTTATCCTCCAAGTAAAGCTTACAGCTATAAACGACGTGTTTACATTGGCAACGCTGCTAAATATTCAATTTATGCTTTACTGAACGGCAAGGTGCAGCAATTTGTTCAAGGCCCGGAAATGAAAAAACTGGTTGAGGAAGCGTTTAAAGAACGCACACCCAAAATCTCCGTTGGGTACAAACGGGGCATTGGCGCGTTTGGCACTACGGCTGGCAAGATTTACACTGGTTACAGCGAGCTGTAGTTATGACCTTAGTAAACGCCAGAGCAGCTTTTGAGAAAGCTGTTACCGATGCTGTAGCAGCGGCTGACGCTACGGTTCTGATGAAATATGACAACGTTGCATTTACAACTCCCGGTAAAACCAAGAAATACATTTTGATGACTATTAGTTTTGGGCAGTCAACGATCCAAAACCAGGGAGCAGCGCAGGACTACTACGCCGGGACGATTCAGTGCAACGTCTACGTCCCAAAAACTATTGGGACAGCAGTGCTTTCATCAATTAGTGAGGCTGTAATAGACGGTTTGACTTCGGTAAACTCTTCAGGCTATACGGATACCTTTAATAGCTCTCCTCGTGTGCTTGACATTGTTGGGCCAACACCTCTCGACATTGAGGATCGGTCACACTTTGTCGGTGTAATTTCTTGCGGCTTTACCGCAACCGTGTAGTATATTACTGAATAAATAAAAGTTTCCAATGCGTGCTGCAGAAATTCTTCGTAACAAGTTTGGTGTAAGCCAGCTTTACAAGTACCAAGTCGAGCAAGACGACGAAGTGGTACTGGAGATTTATTGGCACCCATTGACTATTGCTGAGCGCGAGTCAATCCAGAAAAACGTTGATTCTGACGAAGCTAGTGACTTTGCACTTGGCATGATGATCCGCAAGGCGCTGGACGCTGATGGCAAACGTCTTTTTCAAGATGGTGAAAAAGCTGTGCTGAAGAACTCGGTCGAAGCAGCAGTGCTTCAGGACATTCAGCTGGCGATGCTCGCCTCTGGCACAGATAACAAGGTGGAGGAAGCGAAGGCAGACCTCAAAAGCTAATGGCGATTGGTTTTTTCTTTACGCGTTAGCCAAAGAGCTGGGCATGACTGTTGCTCAGCTCTCACAAACTTTGACGCAAGAAGAGCTAATCGGCTGGGCAGCGTTTTTTGAATTAAAAAACGAGCAAGAAGAGCACGCGGTTCAGAGAGCCAAGATGTCGGGTGGAGCGCAAACAATGCCTAGGCGGTAGGATTAAGTGAGGTCGCCGTTGTGCTGTGTCTAGTTTTGGAATTAATCTAGACCTACGTCTAAACGGTCAAAGTGCTCTTGATAGGGCAATTCGCGGCACAAAAACACTTGAAAGCATTGTCAAGCGGCTAAACGACAAGCCTTTAGACCTTTCTAACATTGGTGGAGCGGCAAGACTTGATGAGGGAAGACTTGGCAAAGCAAGAAAAGGCATTATTGAGTTTGCAAAAGACTTAACAAAACAGCAGAAGCCACTTGCCAACACGGAAGCGGGGATTCGAGAATATGTTTCCGCTTTTAATCAATTAGCCGCAAACACAAAGGCAGGAACACCAGCTTTTGATGCCTTTGTTGGCGTTCTTGCAAAAGCAGAAAAAGAATTACAAGATATTGCTCGCGCTACAGAAAATGCAAGACGTGCTCAGTTGGGTTTGCTTAGCGTAGAGCAAGAAGAAGACCAGAAAAAACGCAATAAACAGCTAGAGCGAGACGTAGAGCTTCGTAGAAGAAGAAAAAAAGCGATCGATGACGAAGCAAAAGCTCAAGATAGAAAAAACAAAAAAGATGCGCGAGAAGCTCAACGTGAAAAAGAAAAACAAGAACGCAAAAGAAATAGAAAGATTACTGACATCGCTGCAGGTGTAGGCTTTCCTCTGCTTTTTGGGGGAGGGCCAGGTGCTGTTGCTGGTGGATTAGGTGGCGCTATTGTTGGGGGCTTTGGCGGAAGTGTTTTAGGTGGTGCGCTGGGCCAACAGCTGGACAAGTTAGGCGTTGCAACCGGCAAGCTAGGTAAGGCTTTGTTAAAGCCAACTACTAACATTGATAAATTAGTTCAATCCCTAGGAATTTCAGGGTCAAGATTAAATTTAACAATAGATGTTTTGCGAGAGCTAGGGCTTGAGTCTGTTGCTTCAGCTACTGCGGTTGATGCCTTTAACGATAAATTTGGAGTTGAAACAGCAAATAGTTTAAGAGCTTTAGGAAAAGATTTTACAGAGTTTCAGAATGCCCTTCAAACTTTAGGCGTTCGGATGGGTGCCTTTATTTCTGGCCCCTTAGCCGCACTTTTAAGATCTATAAGTTCGGTTGCAGGAAGTATGAGCAACGCTGAGAGCGCAAGACTGCTTAGAAATAATGTTAGTGAACAGAATCGTCAAGAGTTTGACGCTCGCGTAAAAGAGCTTACGGGTGGTGCTGGATTCTCTGGCATGATTACTGATGAGGCGATGGCCAAGCTCATAGACGAGTTTGATCCTGCTGCTACGGAGAGAAAGGCTGCTGCAGCAAAAACTCTTGCAGCAGCGGAAAAAGAAATAACAAAGGAAATGAACCGCCAAATTAATATTGCACAATTAGAAGCAGATGTTGAAAAAGGCAAATTAACTAACAGGCGTGATACTCAAGCATTGTTACAGGGTGATCTTGCGCTTACGCAGGCAACTGCTGAGTTTAATAGACTTACCCTTCAGTATCTCAACGAACAAGAACCGGCAAAGAAAAGACTTTTAGCTCTTGACGTAAATTTAGCAAAGCAAGCTAAGGACAGAGCTGAGGCCGCTAAAGAGAATGCACGAATTCAAGCAGAGCGAGCCATTGCAAGAGATATTTCTGCTAATGAGCAAGCGATTCTTCAGACGTTCCAAAGCATTGGATCAGTTCAGCGAGCTTCGCTCAAGATAACTGAGCTAGAAGAAGATTCTTTTGGCCGCAAGCAAATAATTCTGAAAGGGGAGTCAATGCTGCGTGTTGAGACTCTTAAGTTGCAACGCGAACAAGCTCTTGTCGGCAAAATTGAAAACGAAGTTCGTGATGGAATTAACGAAAAATATGATCTTGCTATAAAACTTGAAAAACAGAGAACCAATTTGCAGCTGGAGCAAAATCGTCAAGCAAGAATACTCCGTCAAAACCGAGAGCAAGAAATTACAGACAATCGTGAGCTGTTAAAACTCGAATCAGAACGCAACGCTAAGCTGCAAATTCGCAGCATGAACTTTGAAAGAAAAGCTGAGCTTTCTACAGCAGGATTTGGATTTTTTGGTCAAAGTGAAAATTTTCAAGAGGAAACTCTTGGACGTTCATCTGCACAACTTGAAGCTTATAACGAACAAATTGGAAGAATGAAGCAACGTCTTCAAGAGCTTAGAGACGCAGAGGTTGATCCAGATGTAATTTTGGCTCAAAAATTTAAGGTAGAGGATCTTGAGGCAGTAAGAAATTCTTACGAAAGGCTCCAGCCTGAAATTGATGCTGCTGCAATAGCACAAGCGCGATTTACAGACGCTATGGCAGTTACCGTTCCAGTGACGGACTCATTGTTCGACAGTCTGGTTGCGGTCGTTGAAGGCACGAAGACTGCAGAGCAGGCATTTGCTGACTTCCTTCGCAGCATTGCATCAATGTTGGCTGATGCAGCCAAGCAGATGATTGCGACGTATATCGCTATCGGCATTGCTCGGATGTTTGCGGGTGTTCCTGGGGCAAAATCCGCTCCAGCCCCAGATATTCAAACAGGTGCCGGTTTTGGCCTACCTGGCGAAATAATGGTTGGTGGGATGAGGACTGCTGCCAGCGGTAAAGGAACGCTGATGAATCAGCCGTATTTAGTTGGAGAACGTGGTCCTGAGCTGTTTGTGCCAAGAAACAATGGGACTATTGTTCCAAATCACCAAGTGGGCGGTGGCGCTAACGTGACTGTGAACGTTGATGCTTCTGGCTCTTCTGTTCAGGGTGACGGTCCAAGCTCCTCGCAACTTGGCAAAGCGATTGGCATTGCAGTACAACAAGAACTAATCAAGCAAAAACGACCTGGAGGCTTGTTGACCCGCTAATGGCTGTATTCCCTTCAATTACACCGACCTATGGCGTGCAAAAAAGCAGCGCCC